GCGAAACCCTGGGCGATCTCCCCTTCTTTTTTCCGTACCAAACGGATTTCAGAGGAAGATTTTATACGCTCCCGAAGTTCTTGGATCCGATGGGGACGGACCTCGCCCGAGGAGTTCTTCAGTTCGGGCGCGAAGCGGAGATCAAGACTGAAGAGGAACTAAACTGGTTGGCGATCCACGGGGCCAACTGCTTCGGTCTCGACAAGGTTCCTTTCGAGGAACGCATCGGCTGGGTACACAAGAACAGGGCTGAGATCACCCAGGTCTACCGGGATCCCATCGACTATCGGTGGTGGACTACATGGGATGAGCCCTGGCAAGGCCTCGCCTTCTGCCTGGAATGGGGGCGCATCATGGAGCATGGCTTACCGGCTCCAACCCGTCTGCCTGTGCAAATCGACGGCAGCAACAACGGGCTTCAGATATTCGCTCTCTTGCTACGAGACCCGTCAGCGGCAGCCGCAACAAATGTGCTGGGTACTCCTGGGATGGTGGAAGATATTTACGCGGCTGTCGCTGATCGGGTCACCAAAGAGTTGAAGGCGGCGACGGGCGAAGCGGGCGAGAAGGCGCAGATATGGCTTCAGTTCTTTGGTGGGAAGTTACCTAGAGGGCTGTTGAAAAAACCCACAATGACTTATGCGTACTCTGCCACCAGATACAGCTGCTCTGACTATGTATTCGAGTGGGCAAGCGAGTACGCAGATAAGGTGGGCTATCGTCCTTTCGGTGGCCGCTGGATTCCCGAGTGTACGGCGCTCGCAGGTTACATCTGGCGTGCTCTCAAAGAGGTTGTGACGTCAGCAACCGAGGCTATGGATTGGCTGCGCGAAGTAGCGAAGCTCTCCGTAGCCGAGGGCAAGGCTATTCGCTGGACCTCGCCTTCGGGGTTCCCGGTGATCCAGGAGATTCGTAACTGGAAGACTCGGGAAGTACGCACAGCGTTCGGGGACATCATGCGTTTTGCGAAGATCCGCTATACGGCGGACACGCTCTCCAAGACAAAGATGTTGAACAGCATCTCCCCGAACTACGTCCACAGCCTCGATTCGGCCATCTTACATAAGGCTGTGAACAGGTGTGGCTTGGAAGACTTGCTGGTGGTCCACGATTCCTTCGGCACTCACGCGCCTAACGCGGCCCATCTAGGCTGTGTTCTTCGAGAGGTCTACGCGGAGGTCTTCCAAGAGAACCAGTTGGAGATATTCCGCAAGCAAGCCCAATCGTATATCGACGCGCCTCTTCCTGAGCTCCCTGAGTTGGGAGACCTGGACCCTAGGTGTGTGCTCGATAGTCCTTATTTCTTCGCATAGAGAGGCTACTAGATATGTCAAAGCAAACCTTCACTACCCCCATTGGTCTTGTCCGTTGGTCTCACTTGGTCAAGCCTGACGTCTTCAAAGGCGTGACGCGCTTCAAGGTTGGCGTCATGTTCCCTGAATCAAACGCTCATTGGCAAAGCCACTTGAGCGGCCTGCGCGACTTCGCCCGTGAGAACGGCATTGAGAACCTTCCGGTGAAGCCTGTCATGGAGAAGCAGGAAGACGAATCCCTGGTTGCCAAGGAAGGCTGGATGTGGATGGACTTCAAGACGCAATACAAGACGGTCATCGTTGGTCCCGACAAGATGCCGAAGGAACTCGAAGGCGAGCCCGGTTTCGAGTCGAAGGTCGCGGTCTCATACGTTGCCTCTCCTCACAACAACAACGGCGGGGGGATCTCCTGTTTCCTTCAGGCTGTCCAGATCATCGAACTCACTCCAGGCAGCGTGGGCGATCCCACGGCGGGCTTCGATGTCGTAGATGATGGGACGTTGGAGAAGGTTCCCTTCTAGAGATGAGCCCTACCCGGTTCATTGGGATTGACCCTGGTTATTCCGGGGGGATTGCGCTCATCACAAGTCGAGGAGCGGAGGCCGTGCGTATGCCGGATACCGAGCGAGATACTTGGGAGCAACTTGAGTATTGGGTATCCGGCAGCGCCTTCACGGTGGCTGCTATAGAGAAGGTTCACTCGATGCCCAAGCAGGGCGTAGCATCCAGCTTCAAGTTCGGGACTTCTTACGGGGGACTTCGCATGGCTTTGATTGCCTCGAAGGTGTCCTTCGTTTCGGTGACTCCGCAGAAGTGGCAGAAGGCCCTCGGTTGTCTGACGAAGGGGGACAAGAACGTGACCAAGGTAAGAGCCCAGGAGCTTTGGCCTCACATCAAAGTCACCCATGCGATTGCTGATGCTCTGCTAATCGCGGAGTACCTGCGTCAAACATGGCAACCGGGGGACTCTCTTTGAGATGGCTTGGATCCGCAACGGTGCCTGTTCTGAATGTGGATCCTCTGATGCACGGGCTGTCTACGAGGATGGCGGCTTTCATTGTTTCTCATGCGGAGCTCATAGTCATGGCAGTAATGGCTCTGTGCGCCCTAACCTTCGTTCGAAGCCTCCCGCGCAAATGATCCCTTGTGAATACAGAGCGTTACCCGAGAGAGGCCTCGACCGCGAGACCTGTGAGAAGTGGGGCTATGGCGTTGGCCGCGTTGATTCTCGGATATGCCATGTCGCCAACTATCCCGATGGTTCTCAGAAGCTCCGCTTCGAGGACAAGACTTTTCGCTGGCTAGGAAACAACGGGGGCAACCTCTACGGTCAATGGTTGTGGAAGCCAGGAGGCAAGTACGTCACGGTCTGCGAAGGGGAACTCGACGCCCTCACCGTGAGTATGTGCCAGGGCAACAAGTGGCCTGTGGTCAGCCTCCCCAACGGAGCCTCCGGGGCTGCGAGTGCCGTCCGAGAAGGCTTGGAATACTTGGAGTCCTTCGAGAACGTCCGTCTGTCGTTCGACATGGACGAGCCGGGACGCAAGGCAGCGGAGTCTGTGGCTCAACTCCTGACTCCAGGTAAGGCCAGCATCGTTCATCTTCCGCTCAAGGATGCCAATGAGATGCTGAAGGCTGAGCGGGTGGACGAGCTCATCCAAGCCCTCTGGGAATCCCAGCCTTATCGCCCCGATGGAATCCTTCAAGGCGAGGACATCTGGCAGACAGCCGAAGCTATGGGCTCCTCGCATGGAGTCCCCTATCCCTACCCAGGGCTCAATGAATTGACCTTGGGTATTCGGCTGGGCGAAGTCATCGTCATCACAGCGGGCACCGGGCAGGGCAAGAGCACCTTCTGTAAGGAGGTCGCCCATCACTTGATGAGCCTTGGCAAACGAGTGGGCTATGTGGCTCTGGAAGAGACACCCCGAAGATCGCTGTTAGGTCTTCTGAGTTGCGAGGTCTCCAGGCCTCTCCACTTGCAGGAGGAAGATCCGTTCGGAGACCCTGAGATCCGCAAAGCCTGGGAGCGTATGGAAGATCGGCTTATCCTCTATAACCACATAGGGGTCCAGGATGAACGCGGCCTCTTCGCCAAGATGGCGTTCATGGCCAAGGGATGCGGGGCTGAGTACATCATCTTTGACCATCTTGCGATGCTTCAGGCGGGCGCTGCTGCTGGAGATAACGAGCGTAAAGCTATCGACCGCACAATGCTTCGTCTGGTGAGCCTTGCTCAAGAGGCTAAGTGCGCCTTGCTAGTCGTAAGCCATCTGCGTAACCCCGAAGGCAAGGCTCACGAAGAAGGCGGGCGGGTGACTGCGAATCAACTGCGTGGCTCAGGGGGGATCAAGCAAATGGCCTTCGACGTCATAGGCTTAGAGAGGGACCAGCAGGGCGAGGATTCTGACGTCAGCACTATGCGCGTGCTCAAGTGTCGCAACGGCAAGGCTACGGGAGTCGCTTGCAGGCTCCGCTATGACCACGATACGGGGCGCTTACTTCAAGAGAACCTGGACTTCGAGTGTGTCGGTAGCAGTTTTTGACGTCGAGGCGAATGGCCTCTTAGAAGACGCCACTCGGGTTCATTGTCTCGTAGTAGACACGCGCACTTATCACGATGACCCGAACATCAAGCCGAGGCATGGGTCTCTAAGGGCAGGCTTGAATTACCTGCACAGCAAAGACTTGATCGTGGCTCACAACGGGTTGACCTACGACCTGCCGCTCTTGCACCGGCTCTACGACTGGAGGCCTCGGGCGTATTTCTTTGATACACAGGTGGAGGCGCGGCGTAGATTCCCCGATATAGCTGTTGATGACACAGGCAGAGAGGAATTCCCGAAGCACCTTACGGGGTGGCACAGCTTGAGAGCTTGGGGGCACCGGCTAGGCGTACACAAGGATGAACTGGAGACTGACTGGCACGCCTTCAATGAGGCCATGCTGCGTTACTGCCTCCAAGACGTCCTTGTGACGAAGCATCTCTATGATTTCCTTCTTGAGTCTCACTGAGAGCCAGATGCTTGAGCACTCCTTTGCATGGTGCCTCGCCAAGCAGCAGGCTAGGGGAGTCTGGGTAGACCAAGCTATGCTGCGAAGGCTCACAGGTGCGCTCATGTATGAGCGGGAGAAGCTGCGTAAGTCTTGGGAAGCCTATGCTCCATACACACGCAGGCATGAACACGCTACGGACAAGGCTGTGGCAGATTGGGAGGCTGCGAGTGGGCGGGGATGGTTTGAGGAATATGAGACCCCAAAGACTCACAAGTTCAGAGCAAGGTTTGTCTCGTTCAATCCCGGTAGCCGCTCCCATCTCATAAGGCTCCTGAAGGAACGATATGCCTGGAAGCCCAGGGCTAAGACAGAGACAGGGTTGCCCCGGCTGGATGAGGGGGTCCTCAAGGATCTTACGGAGTGGTCCGAAGCCAAGCTGGCGCTCGAACAGATGCTCATTCAGAAGCGTCTTGGGCAGGTAGCTGAGGGTCCTGAATCTTGGGTAAAGCATCTAGGCCCTGACGGGCGTATCCACGGGAGGGTCAATCACAACGGGACGGTGACGGGGCGCTGTGTCCACTCAGCCCCTAACACAGCAAACGTCCCGGCTGTTGATGCGCCTTGGGGCGCTGAATGTCGAGCGGTGTTCGCGGCCCCAGGAGGCTACCTGATGGTAGGCGCTGATGCTTCTTCGCTGGAGCTCCGCTGTCTCGCGCACTACATGGCTCAATGGGATAAGGGTGAGTACGCCAAGGTTGTCTTAGAGGGCGACATTCACGCGGTCAACCAAGAGATCATGGGCTTGCCTACGCGGCAACTGAGCAAGCTCGTCTTCTACGCTACTTGCTATGGAGCATCTGATAAGAAGCTCAGCGCAATCATTGGGGGGAACGGCGGCAAGGCGCGGGCTAAGTTGATGCGAGGCCTTCCGGCTTTCGGTGCCTTGGTATCTGCCGTCAGACGCAGCGCCGAGCGGGGCTACCTGTATGGCTTAGATGGCCGCAGGCTTCGAGTCCGGTCGCCGCACTCTGCCCTGAATACGCTGCTTCAGAGTGCAGGCGCTTTGGTGATGAAGAAGGCTACGGTGATGGTGCGAGAGGCGCTGCTAGAGCAAGGGCTTGTCGAAGGCGTCGATGATGCGCTTAGGCCGCTGGCCGAGGGTACTTACGACTTCGCGCAAGTGCTCCACGTTCACGATGAAATTCAATTTGAAGTCCGCGAAGGATCGGAGGAGAACATTGGTAGGGAAGCCGTCAAAGCCATACACAGAGCAGGACAAAGTTTCGGGTTTAGATGTCCCCTCGATGGGGAGTGGAAAGTGGGGCAATCCTGGGCTGAAACCCATTGATCTCGCCTATTTAGCAGGCTGGGTTGACGGGGAAGGCTGCATGAGGATACGCGGCACTTCACCTACGCTGACCGTATCGAACAGCTACCTTCCGATGCTGCTTGATCTTCGAGAGTTCTTCGGTGGGACCATCCGAAGCAGGAAGAGCAGCTTCTCCAACCGCAGGCATTATGAGTGGGGCGTCTGCGGGGATAAGACGCGGAAAGTCCTGCGCCTTCTCCTGCCGTATCTGAGGGAGAAGAGAGCCCAAGCAGACATCTTACTTCAATGGCATCTGTACCCGCCGCATAGCGAAATGAGGACTGCGATGCAGGCGCACTTAGCCCTTCTCAAGCGGCTTTCATATACGAGGGAAGACACTTGAATACAAAGCTGCTCGTTGATGGGGATTACCTGGTCTATAAGGTCGGGCACATGGTTGAGATCAGCGTGGATTGGGACTCTACGGGGGTCTATGTCTACTACGGTGAGATTCAGCGAGCTCACATGGAAGTAGACCGGCTTATATCTACTTGGCTTGAAGTGTGCTCAGCCGAGGGGGCGACAATCTTCTTGAGCGACCTAAAGGCTAACTGGCGCTGTGACGTCTTGCCCTCATACAAGGCGAATCGGATGAAACCTCGCAGACGTCCGACGCTTTTCTATGGCCTGCGGGACTACCTGAAAGAAGTCTATGGAGCAGACTACGAAGAACGCTTGGAAGCTGATGATCTCATAGGCATACGGGCTACTGAGAAGTCGAAGTCCAAGTATGTGATCGTAGGAGAAGACAAGGATTTCAACAGCATCCCCAGCCAGCGTTGGAATCCTGAGAAAGAGGAGATGCACCACATAACCTTAGAAGAGGCTGACCGTAACCATTTGATCCAGGCCCTCATGGGAGATAGGACGGACAACTATC